AATCAAAATCTAATGTTCCAGTGGTCGCCAAATCATTAGGTGGATTTATCAATGCTGCTTCACTAATATATTTCTTGATATTTGAAGCTAATGTTAGGTCATCGTAATAATTAAAGACATCTATTATTAGATCAGGCAAAGGCACTTCTATGCCTTGCTGAATTAGCTCTAATGTTCCTCCTAGGCCGAATTGAGTATCTCCGTATATCGGCGTTTTTGATAAATCGTTGTTTAGTATATAAACAGTAAATTTTAAAAATTGAGGTTTAATATTTGTAAAAGTTGCAGGAGGTATAGAAACTGTTGCCAAACCTGGAGTTGAACTATGGGTGGCCGTAGCAGTGTACACTTCTTGGTCATTTTGGTCGAGAATAATAAATTTAACAGTTTTATTGCTGATGTCTATTCTCTTTTGTTCTGCGTTTTTAATGTCAAGCAGCAGATCATTTTTAAAACCTTTATAAACTTTAAATCTTCTTTGGTACACGATTCTCCACTCCGTTGGATGCGTAGTCAAATCAGCAGTTAATTCGATTCTATTCGGATATAAATAACTTGAAATTTTTTGCATTGGTGATTCGCCTCAACATTATTTATGGTAAAATTAAGACAGAATATACAAGAACAACTACCCTTTATTTCAGTTCTGCACTATGGCGATGACGAATATGTCGGTATAATAATTAATCAAGATCAGTTTGTAACAAGCTTCTTTGATTTATCTATGATTAAAAGTCCAGAAGAAAAAACAGGGTTGTTACAGGTCGGCGAAATATGGTGGTGGGAAAGTAATCGTCAAATACCAATAAGCATATTTTGTCGTAAAGAAGTAGAACCTTTTAGGTATGCTATTAAGACTTTCAATAGCAAAGATGTTCGTGTAATTCTTGGTCCAACAGTAAACCTTTTAAATTTGAGTTTTAAAAGAGTCAAAAGAAAACAGGTTCAATTAATCAAAGCAGTGAAAAAATAATCAAGCGTAGTCATAGCTTATTCGCTCACAAATTAAATTCATTTGCACTACTACTGCCGCAGCATAGGCAATAGCGTGAGCTTTCTTAAAATAGTATTCATTATTATCTGGTTTGTTCCATATCTCCGTCATCACCGTAGTCCAGTCTTTGCCAATCAGATAGCGTTTCGCGGGGCGTATCATTGCCAAAACTGCCGCAAGTTGGTCTATCGTCTTTGGTTTCATTTCTCTTAAGATCGAACCATGTCCGTTGACGTGAAATAGTAAATTGCTGAAGTCGTCCTGCTCTAATAAATCCCATAATGGTTCCTGATTCAATAGTTGAGTTAGATGTGATTCATTTTTAATATCTTTATATATCCCAACATTTAAAAAGTCTATTTTGAAATATCCTCGTTCTTCTGCTAGTTTATAATCTAAAGTTGATTGGTTTGTTATCGGATTAAAAGGAATGTCTTGTACATATATACCAGTATTATGATTAGTAGTTTGATTATTGTCTATTCTTACTGCTTTAATATGTTTAATTGTTTTTAAAATAGTCTCTCTATCTGCAAAATCTATGTCAATGTCTGGCATTAGTGAAGTACCTCTGAATGGAATAACATTAAAGGAAGATGGTCTGTAAGATAAGCAGCATAGTCATCAGCATCTTCTACCGTATCAAATCCTGATAATTTAACATATACACTTTTGTCTGTCTCTGATAGAATAATTTCCATATTAAGGTTTGCTTCTAGGTTTTCAGCTTGAACGTTCATAGATCTGCCTCCTGGACTATACGTTTAACTAGATCCAAATCGAATTTTTGAGTCTTAAACTTTTTGACCCAAATTGTAGGATCTATAATATTACTTATAGAAGAAAGCTGATCATCTCTAAAATTGGCTAGCATTTTTTTCCCGCTTTTTGAGTTTAATACTAGCCAGGGGCTAATTTTCCCGTCTTTAATATCGTAGCTCGCTCTATTTGAGCTAACGTATAAGAAGTAATGGTTCCATAAGCTGTTATTCTCATTGGCCCATTCTTCCATATATTTGATAGATCTTTCTAAAGCAGTTTCAACACTTTCTGTATGAATAAGGTTTATTACATATTTTTCATATAATTCTTCTCTGCACCAGTGATCTAACTTAACCCCACTTTTAACAACATAGTCTATAAATTTATCTGGGTAGAGAGGATTTACATTGCTAAGAAAGCTTCCAAACTTAACAAAAGCATTGTAGTAAGAACTTTTGGCAAAATCGTCAAAAGTTTTATTGTCTTTACTATTTTGTGTGAGCTGATAAAATCGATTGTATGTTTGAAATCCGGCTACAGTTGCACGATCATTTCGAGCAAAGTGTCGTCGTTTTCTTTCGCACATATGTACTGCAAGTGTCTTTTCTTGAGTAAATGTTGCATTACAATATTGACATTCAAATTTATTCACACTAAATTTTAACATAACTAAAACATTTTAGCAATTTCAGATTCTTCATATCCTAAGTCTCTAGCTAACTCCTTAGCTTCTTGTTTAGTGGTTAATTTAGCCAGTAGTTCTATTTCATCATTTTTCTTATCTGGGTAAACTTCACTTAGGAATTTTGTCATTTTATTAGTAGCAGCATCTTTCTTTTTAAATCCAATCCATTCGTGGAAAAAGATTTGCTTTGACTCGTGACTACACATACAAAGAAGTTGCCATAGCAATTTTGGATGTTTTTGTAATTCATTCCAATGTTTATTATAATATTCATTTACTGCTAAAACAAAATGTTCTTTAATTTCTCTGTTGTTTGTCTTTGCACTGCTAATATATCGGTTTAAAATAAAAAATTCATTTTTAATAATTTTCCTTTGATCGTCATCTACGTCATCCCAAAGACTTTTGCTATTGAGATCAATGGCTGCTAATTTTTCTTTTAATTCAAGTTTTTCACTCATTAGGTTTTAATCCGTTACTGTGTTTATCATTAGGGTTGTCTACATCTTGAAATAGTCTGCGTTCTTGAGTGGTAAGTTCATTAAATAATTTTCGTGGATTACCGCATAAAACACATTTTGGGTTACCGCAGTCCATAGCGTGATGTTTAACTAATTTATGTGGCTCCTCAACTGGAACACCACGTACTTTTGCTATCTTTACTTGCTTGTTTACTGCGTTTTCATCTTTCAATCTACGACGACTGTTTTTAACTTTATCAGTTTGATTGCTCATTTAGGGTCATCCTTAGAAAGTCTATATATTAGTATAACACGTTCCATAGCCTTTTGTAAAGTCGTATTGGTTTTAGCAGATTCTCGTATATCGTTCCATAATATATGATCTTCAAGATCTTTTTGTCCTGGACTTTTTGAGTTAACATGATTATTATTCATGTCGTACTGATAACCTACCAAATGCCTAGTCGAACTACCAAATTCTCTAGCGTATACAGTTTTTCCACCGTCTGGGCTTTCGTAAATCAACGGCGTATTAGGTTTAAGGCTTCCCATTTTAGTCAACAGGAGTCATTATACAATCTTTATTGTAAGATACCTTTTCTGCGTATCCCCATTTTTGCAATATCTTTACTGGATAATTTTTGTCCAAATTATATCTGGTTGTATGTCCTTTCCTCTCCATAAGTATAACAGGTCTAAACCTTTTTATTGTTTCTACAGCTCCTTCCAATATAAAGGGCTCATATCCTTCACAGTCAATTTTAATGAAATCAATATCGGAAATTTTTAAAGAGTCTAAAGACATAATTAGGCTATTACCATCTTGATTAGGTAATATATATGTTCCTAGTGTGCCTCGACTTTCGTCAAGATTAACACTTTTATTTTTTTCCCCTAATCCGTGGTTATAAATTTTAACATTATCTAAATTAAATCTTTTTTTGTTTTCAATTAAGCAATTTCTTACTGGCTCGTAAATTTCAAAAGCGTGAACAGTAGTAAATAAATGGCTTAGATTGTAAGACATTATTCCATAGTGTGCTCCAGCATCAATCGCTACTCGTTTTTGTTTACAAAAATTTATTGCAGTATAAAGAAGGTCTTTTTGATAATCGATTATTGTCACATCTTCTCGTTGTGTTCGTTTTTTTTCTTTGCGAATGGCACCATTTAATTTAGTATCGCCTTGAAGCATTGACCAATCTGCCATAATTTTAGGATTAAATGTCATTTTTGTGTGTCTTTAGAAAAACCTACTGTTTCACGTTCAATATCATCATGATCAAATTGTGCCCAATATAATTCGTATGCCACTGTATCCTTAAGTGCTTCAAATTGATGATATTCACCTGGTGCTACCTTAGTGTACATACCATCTCGTAATATAGTTTCATCTATTAGGTCATAATTGTTCTTCCATACTCTAACAAGTAAACTGCCTCGTTCCACAAAGAATCCATTCCATTTATGCTTATGCTTGTGTTTACTACACACACCTCCCTCTTTAATAGTAATGCGATGAAACTCTAATACACCATTGGCCTCTACAAGTTCTGTATTGCCCCATACTTTTCCTGCTATCATATTTGTCCTCACAGTATCTTACTAAGATCAATCATTTCACTTTGTCTACTTATCTCTTTCACGAAAAAGGTGCAAAGAGGTGAAGTTTGTTTATTAATAGGAACTGCAAGAAGTTGGTTATTTTTCATTTTAGGAAAGTACCATTTTACATCATTGTAGAAGTTTACAATTTCAATTTTATGGAATTCAATTTTAAATCCTGTTAAAGGATTAAAACAAAATGCCTCAAAGCCTCTATCGTTAAGACTTGTTAAGGGCAGTATTTCTATATCACAGGCGCTAGTACTATCTCCTACTGCTATACACCAGTCAATAGGCATGGTGACTTCGTGTGGTCCTATTTTTAATACCATAGCAGGGCTATTGAAGCTTTCTAAGAATATAAGCGGAATAAAAAAGAAGTCAGGGTTTGCCGGTTCACTATTATCTAAAACAGCAAATCTTATATCATCTTCTAGTTCGTCAGGCAGATTATTAAGGTCAAAGATTTCATTTTCTAAAGTCAATATTTGCATAGTTAGTTCCAGTTTGTTTTTTCTTGTGTGTAAGGATAGTGTGCTTCCTTATAAAATTTCTTTCTTTGTGTAAGGTGACGTTTCGCAAATTTACAGGTACTTGTGATGTCCCAGATTTGTACGAAGTCTTTATCTTCAGCTCGTCTAATACCTCGCCCAATGCTTTGTATAAC